TCCCCCTGGCAATCGCGCATCCATATCCCCATGGCCCGCCAGGCCGTGGACGTGAGCACCGCCAGGGTCATCGAGGCGCTGTGGAGCAACGAGGACTGGTTCGACGTTTACCCCTACGTAAAGCTCGACGACGCCAAGACCGACATGGCGAAGAAGATAGTCAAGTGGCAGTTCTGGAAGGGCAACATCAGGGAGGGGATTCGGACAGCCATCAAGCACTCGTTCATTTGCGGCTTCGGGCCCCTGAAGCTCACGTTCGACCAACGGGCCATGGCGATCACCAAGGCTGGGCCAGATGGTCAACCGATGGAGAGCGTGGAGATCAGGAAGTTCCTCCGGGCCGACCCGATCATCCCGACCGACTTCTGGATCGACCCCACCGGCCGTAACCGTTACGTCATCCACCGGGTCAAGCGGACGATCTCGGATCTGTGGGAGCTCGCCACTGGCGCGACCGATCCGCTTACCGGGGCCTCCATCCCGCCGGTCTATGACCCGGTGGAGGTGCGGAAGGTCAAGCCGGCCCAGCAGGACATGACCCGCGAGGTGCAGACTTCGGTCATCCGCCGCGACACGCCATATCTGGCCTCCGACATGGGGGTGGACGTTTACGAGTACTGGGGCGATATCTTCGACCCCAAGAACGGCGCGGTGATGTACCGCAACGTCGTCTGCACGTTCGTCGGTAAGGGCAAGACCACGATCATCCGCCAGCCGCAGGCGAACCCGTTCCGTCACGGCAAGGCCCCGTTCATCGTCTTCTCGCCCGGGCTCGCACCTGGCCAGCTCTATGGCTGGGGCATCCTTCGGGCCAACACCCTGCTTTCGGACGCCATTGACCGGATCTTCAACGTGATCATGGACAAGACCATGCTCCAGGTCCCAACGGTGGTTGCCTACCCCACCGCCCTCCGCAACCCGGAGGAGCTGTTGGGCGACGTGCCCACCTGGAAGCCTGGGAAGATCTGGCAGGGGAAGGACCCCGACCGTAAGCCGTTCGAGGCCATCGAGGGGTTCCCGCCGCCAAGCAACGAAGACATGCAGATCCTCGACCGCCTGATGAGCATGTTTCAGATGAGCTCTGGCGTGAACGAGTTCGCAACCGGGACGCCACAAACGAACAACCGGAAAACCAAGGAAGAGGTCCAAACTCGAACCAGCGCGACGGCCCAGATATTCAACGACGCCGCGCAACATATCGAGGAGAACGCCCTCTCGCCGCTGGTGAAGATGGTGTACCTGCTGACCGTCCAGTTCGAGGACCAGTACGACGACCAGAACCTCCTGAGGATGCTTGGAAGCGTCGAGGCCGGTCAGGTGGTCATGGCGCTGAAGCAGCTTCCGCCGGAGATGCGCTGGCAGGAGATGTTCCTCGACGCGGAGTTTCGGGTCACCGGCATCAGCCAGTCGATCACCCGCCAGGACCGCCTCCAGCGGCTGACGGGTTTCCTCCAGTCCATCGCGGCCGATCCGGTCATGGGCGCGCTCATCGACAAGTCGGAGCTGCTGCGGACGTGGGTTCACGAATACGACCTTCCCCAGAACCTCGTTCTGCCTATGAGCGAGGCGCTCCTTCAGGCCGAGAACATGGCCCAGATCGGTTCCGTTATGCAGATGTTCGGCATGTCTCCTGGGGCCCCGGCCGGCCAGAACAAGAACAACGCCGGCAAGGCTAACGAGGCCGCCGCCAAGGAAGGGGCCGAGCAGCAGACCGAGACCAACCCAGAGTCCCTCGAGCAGGACCAGGGAGTGCAGCCATCCTAAGCGAAGTGCTGGAGCGGCTGGGCCTGGATAAGGCCCCGGACCCTCGGCTTCCAGGACTAGACCCACACCCGGCACCAGTCGGGTCGGCCATGCTGAACTTCAAGAAGGCCGTGCAGCTCATTGACTATCTCGAGACCGCGGCATTCTCCAAGTACATCCCGGACGGCGTGGTGATCGATCAGTCCATGGACGCCCACGCCTATTCGCCAGAGGCCTCATACTGCGTAATGCTCCGTACCGATTTGCCGGTCCCGAGCAACAGAAAGGTTTTCAGGGCGACGGGGATAGGCAACGAGCCCAACGCTCACAACCACTACCTATGGCTAGCGCAAGAGCTGGGTCGTCACGTCGAGGAGCTGGGAGCCCGTGCAATCGCGCCACCGCTGATCTTCAGGACGAGTGGGGCTACTGGAACAGTACCGTTTCTTGGGTGCATCCTGAAGTTGGACGTGAGGCCCAAGGACGGCCAGACTGTTCTGGACCAGGGGGCGAACTGGGCACTCCTGGGACACCGCCCACCGCAGGTAAGGCTCGACGAAGGCGAGACCCTAGAGGACGTTAAGTAATGCAAACGGGTGCTACAATTTTTATAGGGAGAATTAACAGTGTCACTTACTAAAGCTCTTGGCGATGCAAACGCGGCCCCCGGGAATCCGAACCGCGACGAGAATACTGGACCTTCCGAGGCCGGATACCTGGGCTACACCCAGATGCCGTTTGCGAGCCAGATGCCTGCCCGCAGCAATGCGGACGTGAGCAACACGGCTAACCTCGGTTCCATCAACGCGGTTAACCAGGGAACCTCGGCTCCTTCCTATGACAACCAGGAAGAGCTCGTTTCCGCGGAAGACGGCGGGGGCGACAACCAGTCCACGTCCGGCAAGTAAGGTATGGCCAAGGACGGCAACGCCGCATTCTCGCCGGCTGACGGCGTCCATCCGGAGGATATCCAGGACGACTCCTGTTACTACAGACCGGCCGGATCCCATAACTCTGCCGAGAAGTTCAAGGAACGCTCCGCTTACGGCGGCAAGCCGTCCGGACCCCAGAACTCCGCCCCCGAGGGTGGATGGGAGAAGCAGGGGCATATGCTCCAGCCTCTCGACAGGGGGTTCGGTTATCCGGTCAGCTCGGCAGAAAAGCGCCGGACCCACTTCGAGCTGAACGAGCGCGACAACTTCGACCCGACCCAGGCGTCCCCTCCCAGGATCAAGAAGGTGGACGACTAATGCGGGTCCCGGCTGATTGCCCGCTCTGGGTGGAGAGTCTGCTGAAAACCCTAGAGGGTAACGTCGAGAGTCTATTAATCGGAACGAAGTCATCCGATGACGCCTTAAAGGCCTCCGGTGCGTATGGCCTTTGGAAAGTCGTCAAGGAAGAAGTGGAACTTGAAGTTCTCCGGCAAACAGAAGAGACCCGGAAACGGAATGCAGCTTTAAATGCCCGAAACGCCAACTAAAGAAGCCCCGGATCAGGAAGCCCAGGCCCCAGCCCAAGATCCCGAGAGGGAGCGGCTAGAGGCCGCCGCGGATGCCGCCAATAGGCGCGCCTCCGAAGCGGAGCAGCGGGCCGCCTACGCCGCTGGCGTAGCCGAGTCTGCCAGAAACCAGCCTCGCGAGAATGGCCCGAAGATGGCCGACCCGCTGGAATCCTTTTCCCAGAACGACCTGACCATGACCCCGGACGAAAAGCGCCGGGCCCTCGCGAGTGCTATCGGTCTCCGGCTGGAGGCCGCCCAGCAGAAGAACCGCGCCGAGATGGAACAGCGCCTGGCTATGGAGCGCGCCTCTATGGAGAGTCGCTTCGCGCTGGACATGGTCGTCTCCCAGAGGCCCGAGCTCTCGGATCCCAAGAACACCCCGAACTTCGCCGCGTCCATGACGAAGGCGAAATACGAGGCCGACGCGTCGGGCGTCACGCTTTCCGCGGCCCAGCTGGCACAGCGCGCCGCCGTGATCTACGATCAGCTCTTCAAGCCCCAGGGCGCTCCGCGCCCGCCGTTTATTGAGGGTGCCGGCCGCCCGGATCTCCAGGCCCCGATCCAGAATCAGGATCAGTTCACTCCTCAGTCCGCGCTCGAGAAGACCTACGGAATGAAGAAGGGGACGATTCGCCCGATGGTCGATCCCCACGACACCGACGCGGTTACCGCGCTCAATGCCGAGTACATCAGGGCCAAGAATGTTCCCCTGTTCAAGCGTGGCGTCCAGTCCAACCTGGACGCCGTATTGGCGTTAAGCACAGAAGAGTAAGGTAGAATTTAATATAGAGGTGTATGGATCATGCAAGTATGGGGAACTAACAGTCTTGGCGGATACAGCGCAACCGCCTCGCTGGACAGCGAACTTCGTCAGCGCGCCACCAAGACGACCTACTTTCACCAGATGGCGCTTGGTCTAACCTCTTATGGCCGTCACCGCGCCGACCGCATCCTTTTCGATAAGGCTGGTCGCGTGGTCACTCCTCTGGCTACTGCCGGTATCGGCGAGCTCGATGACATTCCGGTGACCTCGTTCCCCTTCGTCCAGGGGCAGGTTATCGCGACCGAGTTTGCCAACGCGGTTGAGTGGACAGAGAAACTCGAAGTGTTCTCGCAGTTCCCGATTGGCCAGGCGGTCGCCCTAGTGCTCCGCCAAGACCAGATCGAGGGATTGGACAAGGTTGCGTTTGCGGCCTACAGCGCCGGACGGGTTATCTATACCCCGGCCACCGCTGTTACGGGCTCCTTCTCGACCACGGGTACCGCGGCTATCGTCGCCGGCTCCCCGATGACCACGTCCCACGTCAAGGACATTACCGACTACATGCGGACCAACGCGGTGCCGCCCCTGGCCGGTGGTAAGTACTTCTGCATCGCCCACCCCGATCACGTTCGCGGCATCAAGGACTCTTCGGACTTCCTGGCCTCCCACGTCTATACGGGTACCGACAAGCTGATCGACAGCGAGATCGGTGAGTATGCCGGAGTCAAGTTCGTCGAAGAGAACAACGCCCTGTCGTCTCCAGCCGGGACCTCTACGGCCGGCTTCGCTCAGGCTGTCTACTTCGGTGCCGACGACGTGGTCGAGGGCGTGGCTGTTGCGCCCCATATCCGGTACAAGATCCCGCAGGGCTACGGCCGCGACCGCGGCGAGGCTAGCTACGCGGTCCTCGGCTTCTCCCAGGTTTGGGCATTCAACACTGATTCTGAAGAGCACCAAGTTTTCGCGAACTCGCTCTAAGGCGTCGTAGACTAAAGGAACAAGGAGCACAAATGTCTTGGAAATCCCGACAGCTCGGTGGGTCGCGCATCGTGCGCCTCACTGACTCCACCCTGACCCTGACTAGCACCCCGACCACGCCCTATGCGTGTGCGCCGTTTGGCCACACGGTCGCGCTTCTGCAAACCGGCAAACTGACTGAGTGGGTTTCGACTGGAGAGGTTTGGCGTCCGCTGGGTGTCACCATCATGGCGACCACGACCATCACCACC